TAAGAACATATTTCCCCTGATTGATCCAGGCTAAATTGTACTGATGTTTGGTGTCTGTGTCCTGGTAAACACGCAGGCCAATATCTTCTACGGATGAGTGGCCGCTTAGATGTATAGTATACACTATGCCTAGTGCTATTGCAAGATCACAATAGTAGTTTTCGTACACCAATTCCCATGGAGTTGGCCATTGGTCGACTGTTAGGTAATCGAGATAGTATGGAGTAAAGGGAGCTCGTTGCCAAAAGGTTGAACACTCCACAAGGGCCTCGTCAAGAGGCAGGGAAGCAAGTTGTTGCCTAAACTGCTTCCAATGATCAAGACGATCACTGGGTTGAGATTTCCACATTAGCTGTATTGAATATCGTTGATGTTATAAGTGAATGTACCGGTTCCACTAGAGTCACTGGTGTAGTTAAGTGCATACTTTCCTGATCCAAGACTAACCACTGTGAATGTTACTCCGGTAGTACCTGGATAGGTAAAATAATTTGCACTTGTTTGATTAGGGTACTCAACATATTCGTCAATGTATTCTACATTGGTAACTGTATCAACGATCACACTGAGTTCTCCTTTGCGCCAGGCTGGAATGCTAGGACGTTGTAATAGATATCGAATAGCAAATGCGTTATGTGTCGATCCGTTTAAAACGATTCCTGTGTTTGCATTGGTTTGGCTTGCGCTCAAGGTTACTATCTTGCCTGCGCCTGTGCGCACCATGCCGTTTTGTATGCCACTGTTGGCTGTGATGGTGTAGTTGATAGATCCAAGAACATGTTGCACTCTTCTGTATGCACCGTTATCTGCATCTGTTCTAGCAAAAGAATCACTGATGCTATAGCAGGAACTGGCATTAAAATATATAACATTGGTCACTGGCCCGGATCCAACATAGTTAGTTCCGCACTCGCCATAATAGTTGCCGATACTGTTTACATGCACAGGTGTTCCTACTGTGCTGGCATTTACATATATTGCTTGATTACCAATGCTGTTAAAACTTGAACTGGATATTTTTATATCAGAAGTCTTTGCCGCAGAGATTGTGGTATCAACGGTTATTGCTCTGCTCATGTTTGTAAAATCACAACCAATGATTTTAACATTATTGGTATTTAGGATCATGCCTTGTGTGCAGTTGTTGAACGAGCAGTCAACAAATTGCAGGTTATTAATATTTCCTAGAGCATAATTGGTTGGAACGGCATACACAGCATTCTGACCGGTGATACTGGTGCTGGTTGAGTTTGTCTGACTACCGACAAATCTAACTCTTAAAAAGTCAATATCAGAGCATGAATCAAGATTTAAGATATTCTTTGAAGTAGAACTGCTCAGAGTCATGTAGCGGCATGCAACATAGGATGCGGTGGCCGCTCCATTGGTAGCATAGCTGGTTCCTGTTTGTCCAGATCCATCTTTGAGTTGTAGTACCGGCGCACTAGAGTTCTGCTGGATAATTGTACGCTGAGCACCTGCACCAATCAAGGTAACATAACTTGGCAAACTTAGAGTACCACTGATAATAAAAAGGCCAGCTGGAAAGTGAATCTCTCGGCGCAGTTTTGTAAGTGTTAACGCAAATCCGCCGAACAATACCTGGTCAATCGCACGTTGTATAGCCGCCGTGTCATCTGTGGTTCCATCCCCTAGTGCGCCAAAGTCAGCTACGTTGATGGAATCATCAAGTTTTTGTTGTAGCGTTCTTGTTATTGGAGTCGTAGAAAATAAACCAGTTTGTGATGTGTATCCCGACTGTGCGCCTTTAAAGGTGTATGCGTTACCAATGTTCAACAAGTCACTATACTGTGTCAAGACCTCTGTGGTACCTTCAGCTGGCGCACCTTCTGAAATAGTACCGTTACCAATATACAACTGACGTGTGTCGAGGCTCCAGCCAAATTCGGCCGAAGCGAGTTGTGGTAGATCTTGTTGTAGTCCTCTACGAACTTGTATTTGCGATATTTGGACGATGGCCATTGCTGTATTTCCCAGTTATAATCAGTATTTAGCTGACAAGGTAATAGAGCTCGACTCGCTTCATCCATTCATCTGTCCAGTACTTAAACTCGTCACCTTCGATAACAAATTCCAGGTATTCTGGCGTAGAATACGTCTGATCTTCTAGTAATTTAGGCTGTACGGCCATCAAAATTACCCCGGTATTAATTTCAGTACCGTGAGTGTCATTATGTGCCGCCGCATAGGCCGCAAGTTGAATAAAATAATCGCTGATGTATTCACGCTTTTTGACCTTGTTGCTCTGCTTGAAATCCATGATAGCAGGCTGGCCTTTCCATACACCCACGCAGTCTGTTGTGCCTGCATATAGCCCGCTGTAGTACACCGGTACTTCTGAACCCCAGAATTCGTCTACATTAGGCAGTCCTTTGAGTATGATCTCAGCCGCCATGAACCAGCTAGGGTGTGCAAAGGGATTGGTAGGCAATGGCTTCATTTCATCCATCTGGATATATGTTTCCAAGTAGGCATGCATGCGTGTGCCGCGGTTAGCGGCTTCAGTTGTTATCTGCTGAGCCCGTTGTTCGCCTACCGCCTTTTTCCAATTGGCCAGAGCTTCGCGAGCTTCAGCTGGTTTGGTCTTGTCTAGGATTGTAGTAACGCTTGGAACAGCAACACCATTGGGCAAACTGTAGTGACGTTTGCCTTCAATGGTTGTTCGAGAGATTGGTTTGTATTCGTATCTATTGACTATCAAAATAAGGCCTTAAATGTATTGCATATACTAACATTCTAGACCAGGAAGGTCAATGATTTAGAACCAGAGGAATACACCCTGTAGGCTTAACAATAGGCCAAATCCTGCAACAGCAAAGCTGGCCCAGAATAGGTACATGCTCACAGCCAAGATACTTGCGGATAGTACAACAATGGCCATTTGGTATGCTGTGCTAGCGTATCCAATCCATGGGCTACGCTGTTTAGCATCGTCGCGTTCGGCTTCTAGTGCCTTGGCTTTGGCCATTAGGTCTTTCTTGCCTTCTTTGGGTTCGTTTTCGTAACGATCAATCTTGGCTTTCATTTCTTCAGCACGAGCTCGGTCGCCATTGTGTTCGTCTTCATACAGGTTCTGCTCTGCTAATGATTGCTTTAACGATTTATCTTGATAGAAACTGTAGGTGTCGTTGGCCTTGATGGTGTTGTTTAATACTGTGCTACCTAGCTTGCCGCCGTACCAGGCGTTGATTGCTAGACATAGAGCAAATACGTTGATAACCATACCTGCTTTGTCTTTGATACGTGCTTCACGCTCACTGCGGCTACCTGCTGGTGGCTTTGGTGCGTCTGGGTCTTTTGGGGTTTTGTTTACTAAATTGAGAACTGAGTCGAGTAATGCCATCTATAGCTCCTTCTATTACGAACGCTTGCTTAATGCTTTCTTGGCCATGGACCCGACTACTTTTTGTGGGTCAGGTACAGACCCTGTTTTTGTTTTGTTTGCTTCCTGCTGATCAACTTCACTAGCGTCTGTTTCATCGCCGAACCCTTGAAGTGTTACCTTCTCACGGTCTAGTGATTTAATCAATTGACCAACCGCTGAATTTTGTTCCTGCGCAGATGCTAGTACATCGTAATTAAAAAACTCACTACCACCTATGTTTTTAACCATGTTAATCAAACTTTGGGTGCTGATTACTGGTGTGAGTTTTTTGTTATGTGCTCTGTTGCGTAAGAATTCTAATGTGGTAATAAGATCAGCTTCTGCTGTATTTTTACCACCAGCGTCAGCCACTTCTTTAATTAACATTTTAGCGTGTTTCTCTGCCTAGGTCTTCGTCACCACCTGCGGCCGCGTCTGTGGCGCCAAAGCCATCATCGCCATCGAGGTCGCTTTCTGGACCCATGCCAGGTGCGCTACCAGGCATCGGAGCACCCATGGCACCCATACCAGGCATTCCCATGTCTGGAGTACCTTCGCCTGCTAGGCCACGTGCGGCGCTGTCTGCTTGCTCACGAGCACCTGTTAGTTGTTGTAGGATGTTGCCTAGAACACTACCAACTTGAGATTTAAACTGGTCAGCTTGTTCGCTACCGATTTGGTCACGGATTGTGTCAATCAGAGCAGGCATCTGTTCGTTCTGCATCTTGCTAACATCTTCAATCATGTCCTGGATAGAGTCTACCATGTCCTTGGCGGCTAGGATAGCTTCTGATTTGCCCATTTCACTTTCGTTAATCTGGCGGTGTTCTTCAACCCAGCGAGCTAGTCCTTCACGTACCATGAGCATTTCCATGTATTTTGGATTCTTCTCAGCGGTGTGTGCGCCATAGCTTTTACGCAATTGGTTTAGGTTTTCGCCCAGTGCTTTGCTTAAACTACGTGCCTTCTCAGGGGTTAGTTTATTGTAATCAATGCTGAAGCCAAAGCGGCTTTCATTGATTTTATTAATTCTCTTGGCTGTCGCCTTGCTTCCGATTTCTGATAGTCTCATGGTTGTTAGTGTCCCAAAGTTTAATGTATTTAGCCGAGTTAAGCAATTTTTGAAGATAATCTTTAGCATGCTCTAGTTTAGGAACCACGTCACTAAGCCTAGCTTCATACAGATCCATCTCAAACCCTTGACCCTTTTCTCTTGCTTGCATGTACTTATGCTTTAAAAATCTTCGGTCAGTTTCTAGATGTAGCACATGGCTATCATAGATTGAAATTTCCTGTGCTTTGACGTAGAGCTTCTTGTATTCAAACAGGCAGTAGAACACCGCACTTTCACGTGAACTAAAGATCTTGATCTTATCGTTCACAGAGCTGGTTACTTCCCAGCACTCTTTTCTTTTGGTTATTCTGGAAGTGGAAATCTGATAGGTGTCTCCTCCGGGCGCAGGAAGAATTACCAAGGTGTTGTTTGATATTAATCGCTTGATTTCCTGTTGCATCCACCAGTCTACGTATGCAACTGTTAGTTCTTCAGCTACCTGTATTCCAGCCAGCTGGGTAGCTTTTTTTAGTAGTTTAGGATTGCGTTTTTTTGAAGTACGTGATTTGGCCATTTTGATTCCTACGAACTAGCACATCTTTGTTAACTAAAGAATTTGCAACTGCTACTTCGCGTTCATTGAGATCCTTGCGTAGGATTTGTTTCTTGTCATAAAATCTACCAAGCACATCACTTTCTTCGTTTGTGATAGGGATTGTTAGATTGTTGACCAGTTCGATTATTTTCATTTGCTAATATTAGAAATGTAACTTACCAGAATAGTCAGTATTCCAGTGATTAGCACAGTTACAATCGCTGTACCAATTGCGATCAACTGTTTACTTTGTTTGTCGCCGGCACCCGCTAGAGTTTCTCGAATAGCAATAATATGCTCTTCTAACCTCTCCACCTTCTTCTCGACATTTTCGAGTTTATTTTCCAATTTTTCGTACCTTTCTGCACACAGTTCAACGTGGGCTTCAAGGCTCTGTTTTTCTATATTCGTGGACACAGGGTCGCTCCTAATGGGTAGCGATGACGTTTTTGATGAGCCTTAATATGAGCCATAATAAATGCTGATGTAATTACCTTACGCATCTCTTATGCTTTATTTAAGTCAAATGGCAGGATCTTAAAGTATATATTTTTAATCGCACCATTTGTGTAGAAGATTGGTAGTATAAAACGTGCGGTTTCTTCAAGCCCTGTAATCACAGGCACAGTATCAAAACTGTCATCTAATAGACCAACCGGATCATCATCTTTGCGGAATATATCATTGTGCTCAACAACAAATGCAAAACTCCAGACAGACTGTGTTCCGGTATACATCTCACCGAACTCCATGTCCTCTAGGTTTACTTCTGATTTTTTCTGCACCATCTGCATTGGTTGTGTTCTTAGGCCAATGCATTGCAATACTGTTTCCCAGTTGCGCTGTTGATTTCTCTTAAGTTCGTCAGTGCCACGGTCGCGAATAACTCCGGTAGATGTAATATCTACCAGGGTGTATCCTGCAAAGTAGTGTAATCGTGGATCGGTCATACAATTACTTATCCTGATTGTATGGCCACAAAAAAAGCAACCGAAGTTGCTTTTCCTGTTTTACAAAACTAATTGTAAACGACGAATTATGCTACTGTGATACTTGAACCAAGTGCTACTGTAGTACCAGACACGTCAATGGTGTTACTACCAACTGATGTGCCTAATGCACGGATGTCAGCTTGTAGTGCGGCCGCTACTGGTGCGTTTACGCCATCAACGATCAAGCTGATTGTGCCAGCGTTTGTGTTGGTGATGAAGTAAGCCACTGTACCTTGTGGTAGTAAGCGGAAGATCGCATCGATTGTTTTACCAGCGCCTGTCTCTGAACGTAGGTCTTGTGCAGATGCACTAACGTTCTTAACAGTGATGATGTAAGCCTGGATGCTTACGCCGACGTTCTTTTGGAAGCCGGTTGTGTTAGCTGGGTTGTAGCCGTTGATATAACCAACTGCGCCTTCATAGCTGTAATTGGTTGATGGGGTTGCTCCGATTGTCATTTTGTTTCTCCTAAAATGTAGCGCCTATTGCGCATGTAAATATTTATGCCTGCGATAAAAAAACGGCTGTTAATAGGGAAAAATAGAGTGTGCTGTTTTGTATAGATCCAGCTGTACAGCATGCTTATTAAGTAGTCTGTTAATGTTGCTCCAGGCAGAGTGTTTTTCGCTGTGTGTAGCGTGTTTCCACTTGCTTACTATGCGCCGTGCAGAGCTTAAATCGCTGTTGAAGATACGCAGGTCTTCGCCCAGCTTTAGTAAAAACTGTCGTATTCTGCTTTCGTCTGCAAATCCCCAACCGCGTAGATATGCAGTGATTTGCAACTGCGGGCTGGTTAGGCCCCAGGTAGGATTCAGATGATCTTCATAATCGCTTTGATTGCTCAATACCGCGATCATATTGGCCAGATCCGTTGTACCTCCACGCATGTGATCAAAGTCTTTGAACTGCATGGTACGGTTAACATAGCTCAGTGCCAAGGAATGATCATCGTGCCGCATCATTTCTAGTATGAGGAAACTTGCAAAAATCAGATTGGCAATGTCGTAACCGGCTAGTCCGTCTAGGTCATCAGGACTCCTAAACAGTCTCGCTTCTACCAACTCTTTCTTTATAAAGTCAAACATCTTATCCGTTCTTTGCAAAGTTCGCTTTGCTGAATCCCAATCGATCAATCAACTTGATCTTCTGGTCGCCACCACCTACAACATAGCCTTCGTGACCTGGTGTGTTGCCTACAAATGCCTGTACATCACCACTTACCTGTGAATCAATCTGTTGCTTGATATTCAACTTGAGATTGTACAATGCCACCCAGATCGCAAACATACCTTTGATGCCTGCCGCACCTTCTTTGTACAACCAGCCATCTTTATTCGCACCAAGTAGTTTTGCCTGTGCACCACCAGACAATCGAGTAGGAAGGTATTGATAAAACCCTTCTGTCATATTGTTAAAGTTGCCACCAGAGATTCTACTTGTGATATATGTACTTAGTGCGCCAAGTACTCCCTTGGCTTTCATCTGTGTCAGTTGTGATATTAAACTTGAAACTGCGTCATCGTAGTTGTTGATAACTGCTCTGGCACCATTGATTGCACCGCTGTCTATGGTCACACGTGGCACAGGCATTTCTCCGCTTACAAACCAAATTGGTCCAGTGGTAGGTAAGCCACCAAGTCCACTCAGTGGTTGGTCGCCTTCTCCTATGCCAGGAATGAATGTGTGTACTGCAATGCCTGCTATGCTACTTGCAATGTGCTTGCCAGGATCGCTGTTTACTTTTACCTTGTAGGTAACGGTGTTGGGTTTGAATACAAAAAAGCCGCCCTGGTTCTGAGGAGCACCTGCATACAACAGGTCACCCATGTAGTAACCACGGAAGTTTGCTGGAATGATTTTTTCCAGTGCCTGCCAGATCAGATCTATTTTACTGTAGAGATCTGATCGATCTGCGCCACGGGCCGCATCATACTGGCGGAATGCTTGTGGACTGGTCACACGGCCACTGCCGTCCTTTTTATCAAACATGTGTTTGTCTGTTATGCTCAACTTGCCGTCAACATTACGACCAAACACCAGTGCCGGGAATCCGTCCCACTTGATTGTTGTTAGTTCTTTGCCGGTGGCCATCTTAGACAACTCATCTACTGCTTGATTAGCACCAGGAATGCCATTGGTGAACACCATATCTTCTGGGTGGGCAATATGTGATTTAAGTTTTGTGTCTTCAGTGATGACTTCTTTTATCTTCATTACTTTACCAGTATGTTCTGCATGGTACGAAACCAGGTCGGACTTCCTACCTGCACACTTTCTGGCAGTTTGATAAATCCTTTGGCTTCGTCATCGCGGGCTTGTTCAAGTTTTTTATCGCGTAATGGATCATTGGCCAATGCGGCCATGATGCTCTTGACAGAGTTAAGGTCATCACCAGTTGCACCCGGATTCAAAAGTATTTTAGCAACACTATCTCTATCACGGGCAACAACCGAGTTATCATCACGCTTCATTAGTTTAGCACCAAATGCGTCAAATTTCAACCCCAGAGCTTTGCCAATGCTGTTCATTAGGACAAATATAGGCTGGCCTTTAAAGTCTGGATCTTTGTAACTGCCGCGTGGACCATGTTGGTGATAGGGTGCAACCATACCTGCATCATGCACAACCATAACATCTACTTGTGCCAGATCCTTTTTGTAAGGTATTCCAATGCTTACATTGTTTCCGTTTGTTTTGGCTTCTAGTCCTTTGCCGCGAAAGTATGCCTCCAGGCTTTTCTTTGCGGCCAGTAAAGGATTCTTTTCTTCGTGAGTCCTAAACAATGTAATAGCATCTGCGGCTTCGATCATGAGATCAATGTCGCCACTTTCAACTGCATATCCGCCACTACCGATATCTACCTGTAGACCTTTTAATAGTTCCGTAGGAATAGCTTTTTCGGCCGCGGCAACAACCGCTGGGACATCTTTTTTGGCAACAGGAATTGAACCCGGTATTGCTTTACCGCCCATTGATTACCCCAGGTGTTTTAAGAAGTGTTCAAATTCACGTGCAAGTTTTTCGTCTGCACCTTCACGTATGTATTTGCCGCCGTACATTCTGTGTTCTGCGGCCGCCGTAGCAGGTGCTGGTGCTGGTGCTTTCTTTTTCTTAGCAGGTTTAGCAGGTTGTGTATTTTGTGCGCCACCAAGTGTTGCATTGGTAGCATTGGTTGGCATAGAACCAGGACTCTTGAAAGAGGTAGTTTGCGAACCGTAGCCAGATGCTTGACGTCCGTAGTTCGGAGTCGGGGCTGGTTGTGGTTTGATACCTGCCATCTTGGCCGCTGTTGCTCCGCCTGGTGCCGCTTGTGGCTGTGCTGGTGCTCCGCCTGGTGCCGCTTGTGGTTGGGCACCTGCTTTCTTGGCCGCACGTGCCGCACGTTTACGCTGTGCATTGGCTGTCTGGCTAACTTGTCCTTTGACCTTGCCGCCTGACTTGCCTCCCATTGGGATACCCATGCTCTTGAACACACTCTGGATCAGGCCATCTTGTACGCCTTCGCCTTTGAGGAATTCAATCAGTGCCTTGCTGTCAACTGATCCATTGGTCATCAGGTCACGGCCTGCACCACGACGGAAGTTAACATCTAAACGGTTTGCTGTAATTTTATTTGTGGCATCATGCCAGCCGGTCTTGACTGCTTTACCAATGCCTTGGCCAATGGCTTCGCCTTTGTCAGCTACCCACTTGCCTGCACCTTTAACAGCATCCCACACGCCTTCGTCAATGCTTTCGCAATAGTCAACTCGACGGCAAACTTCGCTTACACCTGCTGATGTTAGGAATACTCCTGTGCGTGGTTTACCAATGCTTTCGTTAAGTGCCCAGGTACGAACTGTACGGTCTCGGTCCACCCATTCGTTGATTGCTTTGTTAGGATTTTCATAGCCGGATCTTAGTGCGGCATTCTGTGCGGCCAGTGCGGCGGCCTTGGTCTGATATGCACCACTAGCGACCTTTGCGGCTGTGTCGCTGGCTGTACCAACTCCGCCCATGTAGGTCGTGGAGTTGATCGGAGGAATCGTAACCTGTGTTCCAATCTGTAGAGCATCAGGGTTAGTAATACCAGGATTGGCCTGCATCAATGCTTTTACACTGGTCTGATGTGCCTGAGCAATTTGACTTAGTGTATCACCAGAGTTTACTGACACCACTTGTGGAACATCTGGTACAACATTTGTAACATCTGGTGCCGGTGGCATTGGTGGCTCAACATTTGGTGTAACGGTAGTGGTAGTAGGATCTGCATGAGCAGGTTGATTCAACAACTTGCTAGCACCATATGCCAGTGCGCCAGTCTTGAAGCCTTTCCATAGTGCTGAGCTCGCTTTGTCGCCTTGCAACAAACGATCAAATACCTTGATACCACCTAGTATGGCCGCACCGCCTAGTCCTGCACCGCTAATACCTGCTAGTGCAATCAGGCCTGCATAGATAGCACCTTGCATAACAGGGTGTGCTTTTGCAAACTCGCGATACTTGTTGATCGCTTGTGAAACCTTGCCTTGCTCACCGCCCGACGCCTGTATCAGCTGACCTTGTAGGCTGTCCACTGTGGCATCGAATCCTGCAACAGGACCGCTTTTGCTGATCTTGTCTTTTACGGTGTCAAAAAACTTACCAACTTTGCCTACAACGTCTGCGCCTTTACCAAGCATGGTACGATTGCTGGATGCAGGATCACCTGCTTTGGCCACGTTACCGCCTGAAGCGGCGCCTTGTTCAACTGCGGCAAAAACCTGTTGTACTTGTGCGGCTGATAGTTTTGCTTCTGTTAGGTATCTGCCCAGTTGGTATCCACCTTGAAACAGTGGATCTTCATAAATTTTACGTTCAATTAGTAGTAGGTGTGACTTCATTTTTTATTCTCCGAATTCCTCTTGTAAACTTAGCAGGGTCTTGCGACCTGATGCTGTTAAGTAGACGACGCTCCAATTCGGCCGCTTCTTCATCGCCGTAGCTTTCACGTATGGTATTGACCAGGTTTATTGCACCCTGTATCACGTGACTAGCGCGGCTTTCAATAAGCAATGATTTGTCTTTAGCAATCAGATGGTTATCTAATTCATCTAATATACTGCGTGTTTTCTTCAGCAAGGCTATCTGCTCCAAATATAGTTATATTTAGTCATAAACGATTCTTGAGGCATTAGAGATCCTTGTTCTTGATATCCGCTAGCATGCTTTTTAACCTGTTTCCTTGCACGTTTGCTTTGGGTGTAGATGAGATTTCACCGGTTTCTGCATCTACACTAGTTGGGGCTACCTTTGGCGATGCATTAGTTGATGCTTTGATCTGGCTCATGATGCTGTTGGAGTCTTGATGATTACTGCTAGCATCTTCGCCCGAGTCAGTGATACGCATGGTTTCAACATTATAATCCAGATCAATTTTCTGCCCAACACCTGTTGAGCTACGGCTTTTCATACACTGTATTTGATAGCGTCCACGTTCACGCATGGCACGGCTTGTAAAAATACCAAACACATTATCTGCTGTGTTAATTTTACTGATACCACCTGAAATATGTGAGTGATCAAATTCTACTTCGTCCACTGCACTACGATTCAACTGTGATGCTGTTACCAAAAATATCTGTTCTTCTTTGGCCAGATTACGCAGTTCTTCTGATACATACTTGTCTTTAACAAACAGATCATTTGGACTTACCTTAGCACTCACAGGCATCAACAGATCCAGATAGTCGACCATTATAAAATCCACTTTGCGGCCTGTTTGTATCTGATATTCTTTTAAGAAACTGCGTATGTCGTTGATATTGCTCTGTGCAGGCAAACCCTTGACCTGATAGGATCCTGATTTTTTGCCTACCATTTTAACCTTGAGCTCTGTGGTATCCATGTCACGTCGGATATCTTTTGTGCTCATGCTGGTAAGCATTGCATCCGTTCTAAGCGCAGTTAATTCTTCGCTCAATTCTAGTGTGACGTATACGCCACTGAGCCCTGCCTGTACCCAGTTCAAACCCAGGTTCATCATGACCAAGGATTTACCCGATCCAGAGCCGCCTGCAAACACATTCCACTCGCCTCGGCTCATGCCGCCAAACAAGATCCTGTCCATCTGCGGCCAGCCAGTGCTCATCTGTCCACCCGAGTTAAAATACTTTTCTAACCTGGTTCGAGGATCTCCAAAGTAGTCTGTGCCTAGATCCTTGGTTAGCGATATCTGTACCGCATCCTTGATCAGTTTCTCTACAGGATTGTAGTCGCCCTTTTCGATCAGGTCTGCACTTTTAAGAATAGCACGTTCAAGTTCTTTGCGTCGGGTAAAACCTTCAAACTCCTCCATGAACCAGTCTGTGTGTCCTTCGCCCATGTCCGGCATGGGTTTAAGATCCACGCCTGCCACTGCTCGTACTTGATCCAGGGTAGGCAATGTCTTGTGTTTCTCGCTGTGCTCTTTGATGAACTTTGCGGCCGATCGTAGACTCCGATCAAAGTTCTCCTCATTGTATATGTTCTGCACACGCACAAAACTCTGTGCATCATGCAACATCATCTCAAGAAATAGTTTTTGAAAATCTACGTTATAGTCTTTTGTCATAATCAATTATATATTTTTTTCCGCAGTAGCTCAATCTTTAATCCATTCGATTGCTTGGCTTCAAGTATACTTTTGAGCACAAATAATCGTCCTAGTTTTTCTACCGCACTCGCAACGTCTTTGTATTCTTCACGCCATACAGGAAAGCTCACACTCCATCCGTATTCCAGCGCCGCATCAATCATGGATTGCCCTGGCTTGTCCCAGTCTGGTACTACAATAACCTCACGCTTGAGGCTGTCTATTATGTCCACTTGCTCTTCACTGATCTCATTGCCCAGTATAGCAACACCATCTATTGCCATGGCATCAAATGGGCCTTCAACCACAATAACAAACTTACGATCAGGTGTTTGCATGTTTGTATTGAATACAAAGTTTGGTTCATGGCTGTTAAAGTACTTGGGCTTGACATTCTCGTCCCAGGTCCTACTGGTGTATCCTATGATATCCTGCTTCCAGATAAACGGAATAATAATCCGTTTGTTCATCTTGTGTGCAGTATCATCAGTAAAGTAGAACTCGTACTTATCCAGGTTTATCCTACGTTCTGACAGATACTCTAGTCCACGTGCCAGTTCCTCAGGAATTTCTATTTCTTCATCTGCATTAACCAGCAGTTCGCGGAACTCGCTTAAACTGACCACACCCTCGGGCAAGGGCCTTGGCTCAAAACGTATTTCCTGTATTTTCTTTTCTACTACTTCGGGCGGAGCAATTAGATCACGTATGCGAAGGGCTTCGATGCTCAGTCGCTGTATGGTTCGGTCACTGGCGCCAAGCCATTCTAACAGTTGCTTGAACTTGTATCCTATCGCTCGCCCGGGTCTGTAGTTGGTTTTGAAATGGCAATTGAAACAGTGATAGCTGATACTACCATCTGCATTTGGTGCAACACCTCCGCGGCCTCGACGGTCCTGTGTCTCACCACGATGCGTACAACAAGGAGCATTGAAGCTGATCCACTTGTTCGTGTGTTTTTGTTTAGCAGGCAGTAGTGCTAAAACTTCTTGTTGTACTATGTCAAACATCATTAGAGTATACAGGCTTTTCAAAAGTAAATCAATCGGATTCGAAATCTATAAATAGAACTGATGAGTACAAAATCCCCGAAGCCCGAATTAAGTGAATACTATCGGCAATTATTAGAAAACTATCCTTTCATCAGCTACATTGGCTATGGTGGTAACGAGTATATTGGCATCATCCAAAATGTTGATGATGTGATTACCAGCGTCTACGACTTTGCCGCGCTCCGAACAGACGACGAGAAAAAACTATTCCTAGCACTAGGAGAAAATTGGTGGTGGGAATCCAATAGATTGATTCCTATAAATGTATTTTTACGCACAGACTGGTCACCTTTCAGATACAGTTTAAAAACTCTCAACAGCAGAGATGTAGAAATCAAATTTGGCCCACTGGTAAGTCTTAAAGAAATCGCGGCCAAGAAAAGTAAAAGACGATCAATTACCCTGGTACGCAAGCTCGGCTAACAGGTTCATGTTCACTACCACTAGATTTGCATACGCAATCGCGTGACTTTTCTTAAAGTAGTAGGAATTGTCTTCTGGCTTTTTCCAAACTTCTGTGGCAACTTCCGCCCAGGTTTTTCCTGCCAAATGTCTTTTTGCAGGGCGTATAACACTTAAAAACATTGCTAGCCTAGGAATACTGTCCACAGGCTCCGGCATACGCTTGAGCAGATTCCAGTGACCCTTTACATGTATTAACTCCTCAAAGAAGGCCTGTTCTGCGTTGAACAAGTCCCATGCAGGCTCTGTTTGCATCAGGACAGTCAGGTGTGCTTCATTGCGCACACTCTGATACAGGTTAACATTCAGCAGGTCCAATTTAATGTACCCACGCTCGTCTGCGCTTTCGTGATCAATGCTGGCTATGCCCTTTTCTGGGTCCACTGGAATTGGCGTAACATACACTCCTGTGTTGTGCTGTATCAATGCACCATCACGCTGTATGCTTGCAGGTGTGTGCTTGATTGCTTTGAGTATCTGAGTACGATCTCCAAAGTCGATATCAATGTCTGATTTAAATTTCATAGGCCTGCTTCCTTGAGGATCATCTTGCACCACTCGGCATCAGCCATGTAGTCTTTTAATTTACGATGCCAATGGTCTGGATCAATGTAGGGCATCACGATCGAGATTTGGTCTTCCATGAGTTTGTCAAGAAACTCAACTCCTGTATCACAATTATAAACAACCCAAGCACTAATGCGTCCTGTTGATATATGGTGTACGATACGATTGCTATTACCGTACCGAAAGTAATCGACATAACCGTTCTTGAGTTCTGGATGAGCTTCTGCATAGTCTGTCATTTCCTTTAGTCCACGTTCCAGTGCATCCTGTACACTTTCCCTGCGCAGGTATTCCAGCAACCATTCTTCGTAGTAGGAATCCTTGCACCAGTGATCCAGTTTCTTGTTGTTCTTTAAGAGCCACTCACAATAACTGCGGCGATTGATAGCCCGTACAGATACACAATATCTGCCGTAGCGAACGAAAGAATTATAATAAGGGCTAGTGACAAAATCTTCATAACTTTTTAGCTTGGCGCTTCCTTGTGTTGTTTCATAGAACTGCAAATAGCTTTGTAGTCCCCATTGCACTCCTGTTTCTTTTTCCTGTTGCCAACGGCGCTTTTGTTCGCAGAGATGTGCCACAAGAGTTGTTTCCTTGCGGAATTCTTTTTCGCAGTACCGACATTTAAAAGTACTCTTTGATTCTTGTGTCATCCCAGCCGTGGTCCCTTGCCAACTGTTTAAGATCTCTTTTATCATTGATGCTTCGGAGTAACTCAATTTCGTCTTCCTTCAGATGAGGATAAATTTCACGCAAAAACTTGTTCAACTTATTGTCTGAGCCTTCACGTTTTTTGTTTGCTATCCAGGTATGGCGTCTGGTCTTTGCATTTGGACTAATGGTTGTTGCCAGTAGCCACTGCAACTTTGGATGCTTGCTCAATGAAAAGAAATACTTGTTCAGGTATTCATTTGTTGACTGCACATAGTATGCTTGCACCAATCTCTCATCCGGCGAACCTGCTTCTACACTACTACCCCAGCGTATCATGAGAAACGGACTAAACTTCTTTTGTTCTTCCGTGGTCATGCTGTCGTAATAGCCGCGGTCCTTGCGGTCCAGTGCGGCCAATTCATTGCCAATGTATAGCTTAGAATTGTAATCAACAGGTGCTTTGGGTTTGGTTGCCATTACTCTTTACTCAGGGTGTATATAACTATAGCACGTTCTAGTGCATCTTGCAATGTGGGATTTGTCCGCGCCATACGGCGTATCTCTCCCCACATCTTGGCATCTTCGAGATGATCTCTCAGTGGACGCCCATCATCTGTGCGTGGGTCGTATGTGTATCCTATTTCTTTTCGGGTGCTAGGGTCTGCACCAAACTCACGCTGGTATGTTATACCACCTGCGTTTTCATAGATGTAGGTTGCACCCGGTTTAAGAGTTCCCATCAGTGATTACGCTTTCCGTCAAAAACACAATTGAACAGCATGTTAAAATCTCCATCATTAATCACCCGGTGGAATACTCCATCCGGAATCAGTACCACATCTCCTGCACGTACAACAAAAGGCTCATCAGTTTCATCACCAACAATCATCTTGCCCTGTCCGGTTACAAAGAAGTAGACTTCCTCCTGCCCTGGATGACGATGTCCGCGAGTCTGCTGGCCTACACGAAGTAGTGTACTGCTTAACACAAGATTTTTCAAGGTCTTGTTATCCTTTAGCACATAGGTCTCGTTGTCCTTGACCACTTCTCCGCCTATGTCATGAATGTTTAATTTTTCCATTACCACGCCTTTCCGTAATCTACTACCTCGCTCTGTCGAGATACATCTTTAATAAAATATGCACACATGGGTTTGCTACCAATCGTTAATGGGATGGCCAGCATCTGCCCTGGCTTGAGTTTGGGAAAATACCATTTAACGTCTTGATATATGTCTACGATTTCAATACCGTGAAACTCTGGTTTAAAACTGCTCAGTGGGTTGAAGCAGAACACATTGAACCCACGATCGTTTATACTGGTAAGCGGAACAACTTCTAGATCCCCTAGATCATGTTCTCCAATCAGCACCTGCCAATCCACTGGCATCTTTATAGTATTGTCTCCTACCTTGAGTACCAGTGCTGGACTGTTAAAGCTCTCTAGAAAGATCAGTGGTATAAAAAAGTAGTCAGGCTCCTTGGGATCGCTGTTGTCAAATACACAGAACCTTAGGTCATCTACTTCTTCTGGTATGTCGTTCATTTCAAACGCCACATTGTCTAGTGTTAATATTCTCATTATTGCCATTCTGCCTTTTCTATTGTGAAGGGGTAGTTAGCCTCCTTATAAAACTGTTTGCGTTTGGTTAGATGTCTCTTGGCGAATTTGCAGGTGCTGGTTATGTCCCAGATTTGAACAAAGTCCTTATCTTCTGCTTTGCGTATTCCACGACCGATTGACTGTATGACACGCACAAAGCTCTTGCCTGGTTCAAGTAAAACCATATTGAAAATGCGAGGAATATTAATGCCCACAGCGGCAACACCGTAAGTAGCAATAATAACCTTGCCATCAGCAATGGCAATGTCATCGTATTCATCTTGTCTCGCGGTGGCCTTGGTGGACCCTGATACAAACACAGCATCTTTAATTCTCTCTTGGAGAGCTTTGCCAGCCGCTACCCTATCAACCAAGATCAAGGTATTGCCAGTCTCTCGAATGCGCTCTACTAGAGTACTTATATAGTCTAACCGGCCAGTGGTTTCTAATAGATACTTGAGTTCACTCTGATAGTTGCTGTACTCCACATGGTCCAGTAGCTGTATAACGTTAACATGACAGTTGGCCAGGTGTCCTGCGGCCTGTAGTTCGCTTGCACTCAGTTGTCCTACAGTATCGCCTAGACTACATCTAATGGCCATGAACTCATAAGGATCCTTAGGGATAGTTCCAGTGAGTCCCCAACGTAGAGGTATCCGGGCAAACACCCCTGTGAGCAGAGTCTTTAATGCATCTGCTTTGGCCATGTGTACTTCATCTACAATAATGGCCACAACGCCTTCGATAAACTCACCAATGGTCACTTCAGCTGTTCCAGCTTGAGTATTTTTCAGCAGTATGTTAAGGCTTTGCCAGGTACAGATAGTATGCTGGCGGTTGTATTCTTTATCGTCCCCGAAGTACACGCCAACATCAAGTCCCATGTTCTTGTAGTCCTTGTGTGTCTGTGTTACCAGGCTCTTGTTGGGCACGATCACAATGCTCCTACCATACTGCGATACTGCATCTGATAGTGCGGCTGTGATCACAGTTTTACCTGCACCTGTTGCGATCTCTTGTACACATTGTGGGTTGTCAAAGAACCTGTTGATGATATCAGGTTGATAGTCTCGCAGTTCCATGGGTTCTCCTTCTTTAGGATGACCTTTGGGCCACATGATGTGGCTGTAACTGTGTGCATTGACTTGACTGAAGCTGAAATCTCGTTTGTACTCACGAGTGTCTTCTAGTTCTATTTGATAGCCTTGGCTAACCAAATATTCAATGATATCCGGCAACAGATTAATATAGGTAGTGCCTCCAAGCTGGAAGTAGGCTACCTTGCCATCCCAGCGGCCAAGACGAACGCTAGGCTGATACCTAGCGCCAGGAATCTCGTACTTGTATTTCTTTACCAGAGCTGTTCGATCTGATAATTCAAGTCCTTCAATTTTTACATTAACTTCGTCTTTTATTTTTAGTGTTGCAAACATGTGGTTATATTAACACACACGATAGTACAAAAGCAAATATCATCTAACCTAATTTCATTTGGGTGTAGAAGATTTTCTCGGCCACGGTGACCATGGTCTGTTTGCTTGAGCCTACAATCATTCCGATCTGACTTACCAGTAGAGGAATGTGTTCTAGGCTTCGTATTATCTGTGAACTGTATATTAATTTATGCTGTGGAAGCACCTGCACATCACTATGTTTTTGATTCTTGACCACCAAAATTTCCTCGGGTGCAAAATGCCGTTGCCACTCTACCAAAGAACCATCTGGATTAGGATTGTAGGTTACGATAGGATAACGATTGGTCAGCTGAGCATAGCTCACTATGCGTCCAATGGTATCCGGCGCTGTATTGAAATCGTAACTGCGGTTGTATAGCAGTAGTGCATCACTAGCCGTGAATATCTCCGCAAATAACGCTTCTACTTCAGCTGATAGGGTATAGCCCAGCACAGAGCACATGTCAGCTAAAAACACGGTATTATCCAGCCCAAAGCCGCCGTGTGCGTTGATATACTCAACTAAACTGCCAGAGGCATTGCTGATAGCAAACCCGTTGTCTGTTTGAACCAGCTCAATTTTAAATTCCGATTGCTCACATGCAACAATGTTTGCCATATGGTCCTGTAATGCCTTGTCTATTTCGAAACCGTGTAGTCTTGCAAACTCACAGGCCCAGTTCAAATTGTATTCAGTGAGTGCCACCTTCCACAACTTGACATCTCGATCAAAGTGTATGCGTCCTTGGCTTTCCTTGGATTCGTCACGGATAGATTCAATCAGCTTGGATTCATAAGGAAATCGCATGCGTATGGCCCCATCAATCAGCTCTACCTTTTTCGTACGGTCAAGAATACGCAGAGACTTGCGATACCGTGGAGGATCGATTGCATCTATATCAATGTTGTGTGTGAGTAGCTGTCGCTTGTACTTCTGTATCAGCTTGATAGCCAGTTCAGCTTGCCTATCCGTTAGAGCATTGCCGCTGGTGGTTTGATCTGTTACATTGTCCAAGAAATTGACATCGTACCGTGCTAGGTTTACCAGTGGAGTAAAACTAGCAAACAATGATATAGGCGACAGCAGGCCGCTGGCCAGCTGACGCTTGCCAGCAATTACCTCTAGGTAGTCTTCAACATATTCAAAGGTCTTCATACAGTAATTATACACGAACTGACTGCAGGAGTCAAAAAAAGACCCTACTACGGGTTAGGTAGTAGGGTTTAAAAGAGACTGTGGAAAGGAGCTAACAAACCACAGCCATTAAACGGTATATTATCCGCTTAATTCTTTACTCGCTACGCATACATGTGGTAGCCGCCATTGCTTGCCAGTTGTTTGGAAAGCTCTTGTACAGTTGTGCAACCTTGATTGCCATGCGCAGGCTCATCTCGCGCAGTTTGTTTTGGTTCTTGTCCATGAACTCAATGATCTCATCGCAACCAACTTCACTGATGTCCATGTCGTCGAACAGCATACCAGTCTTGGCAATCTGCTTGATGCGCAGGATCTTGTCACGCATGGTGTCCAAGGTCAGGTCAAGATAGTGACAACGGCTCTGCAATGCATCCAAGTGGTCCTTGAGACGCTGGCTCTTCATCTTGTCAAACTTCAGGTTGGTGATGAAGATCACGCTACCTTGGAAGTTGAAGCTGTTTGGGATACCTTCTTCCTTGAGCACACGGCTGTCGCTCAACCAAGAAATCTTGCGCTTCTTACCCGAGTCAAGAGCACCTTTGAGCAAGTTCAACGAGATGTCGTCAAACAAGATAGTGTCGCAGTCATCAAACACCAGCACACAGTTCTCGTCGCTGTACTTGTACAGGGCTTGGTACAAGCCAATTGCACTTGCAGAGCCTTTGACAACTTCTGCTTTGAGTTTGCGTCCAGCGATCTGATCAAACAGCGTGGCTTTTTCAATCTCTTGCTCAACGCCGTAGCTCTTACCAACTCCAGGAGGGCCACTAACAATCATTGCACGGATATCGCCTGCGGTAGCGGCCTTGGTCATTTCTGTGAGGATGTTAAAACGCTCTGCAATCTCTGCCATGCGCTCGTCGTCGGATTTTTCAACTTCGGGTTCTGCCACATCTGCAACAGGACCTGTGTAATCTTCAGCACCTACGAACTCGTAGTCTTTCATGCTGTCAACTTTGACACGGATGTCATCTGGGAAGCCAGGAAATGCACCGCCATTCTTGACAGTAACATAACCACCTTTGGCAGTATTCTTGTACTGCTCAACTAATTGAAATACCTTACCGCTAACGTCTGTTGCACGATAAGCACCTGCTTTGATACGAACGAAAGATTGTGACATTTAAAGGCTCCTTTTTTATGTCGGGTTTAATTAACTAACAAACACAGTATAACCGAAAACGGATTTTCGGTCAACCGTTTTATGCATACTCGTAAAACTTCACGCTAGGGTCTAGCTTTTGTAGCTCTTTTGCAACAGTTGTAAGCTCTCGGTAGCGAGCTTGCACCTGCGCACGGCTCAATTCGCCATCGCACGTGAGGTTTTCTGGGCTAAGTGCCGAATCAATTTTGTCGGCTAAACGTTGGCGATCTTCAGCTTTATTTAGATCAAACTGTGGGCCTTTGAAAATAGCGTTCCACTTGTTTGTTTGTTCTACGTATGCTTTGAGTGCTTTCATTTGTTGCTCCGTTTTGTTTAACTTAGCCTATAGTATAGCAAAACGGACATTTCTGGTCAACCGTTTTGTCTGTTGCTTTTTTGCAACAATCAAGCATAACGCTTTTGATACTTACTATTCACGCTAGCAAGCCCTTCGCCCACTAACAGCATGTTCCAGCCAATGGCAACCACTTCGTTTTTGTTGCGGGCTCTAGCAATGTTATTGTACAGGGCCTGCACTTTTTCGGGCTTGATTGGATATTTACTGGTGCTGGCTTTTTCAACAATAGCACGAAGTAATACCTTAGCACGTTCTGCGTCTGCCGCAGTCTCGAGACTCTTGAGATCCTCGGCAGTAAAATTTTGTGTTGCTTTAGACATGGTGTTACTCCTTTCTAGTTGCGATAACTAGATTATAACATCATCTTGTAAAACTTTAGCGAAACAGGCAAAAATAGTTCAGATATTTTTGCCTGTTGTTTTATCGCAACAATTAACTGTTCACAGTATTGTGGGGGCTGAACTCGTCCATGAGCTCTTCTCGGGTCATGGTGACCTTGACCAAGGATAGGTCTTCATCAGTGAGGTCCTCCCAGTCCTCATGATCGTCAATATCATAGGTTGGGTCTTCGTAGGTGTATGCAAATCGGCTCATGTGATTACTCCAAGTTAAGTTAAAAAGATACTACCGGTCAACTGCTGTATGAGACTTTGTCAGCTCACACAAAAACATAAAATGTTCGTATGCTTGTCGAACACTTTCATTCGTCATTAGCTTTTCAGCTTCTACCATCTGTGCCCGAACACCTGCTTCAGCAATGTCGTGAGCAGATGCTAAATTTAATGTGGCTAATTCATCACCAAATTCTTTGGCCAGCTTATTCCATGCACGGCGCTGTCCTTCTGTAATAGGAGTCTGACGTGGACGCATTTCGCTGGCTTTACTGATAGCCTTGCACATAGCATCCTCAGCAACCCTGCCAGCCGCGATCATGGACGCATAGTTAGGTTCTATGTTGAACCTGCGTGAGGAACCGCCGGGATAACACATGACCAAGTGATTGCCTTTTGGAAAACTATCCAACAGATCATTGTCATATTCTGCAACCGGCACATACCTGCGGCCGACTTTTTCATAAAAGATCTTTTTCATTTTTGCATTCGTGCCTTGCGACATGCCTCGCGCATTTCTGTTGTAAAGTCAGGGCTGATCTCAGCAATGCTACAGTTTACTACCACTTGATCGTTGGGCATCATGACATGAATCCCGTAGATTAATCCAAACATGCAGGCACCCAGGAGAATAATCACAGGCCACATGATCAAGTGTTCTTTGAGAGTTGTCAAGACTGTGCTTCCGGAATAGGCAGGTTGTCGTAATAGGTTTCACCGATGTCTTTGGCGTACTGCAACATGGTTGCTTCATCAGTCTTTTCGTACATGACTTCGTCCCATGCTTCGTAGGGTGTTACATTGCGCTTTTTAGCTTCTTTAAGATATTTTGATTCGAAGTCTGGGTTCCACCAACCAAAGGCCTGATCATATCCAGGAACATTCAGATGGAACTCGTACACAGTTTGATTTTTAGTGTCAAATATAACGGAAGCATATTCTTCACCGTCTGTATCAGCAAAGTCCATATAACGAGCGTGTTCGCCATAGCAGTGCCATTGGTATTCGCAACCGTCCGAAATGCGAAAACCGCATGACTCAATTACTTGTTTCAGTTCCATGATATACTCCAATAAGTGCTAGTAAGTAATGTTAGCACATAATGAAGTACCTGGTCAAGTTTTAATTAAATCCAATATTGCCGTTTTGTTGTCAAACGTGTCTTGTGACAACCAGGCAAAAAGGTTGGCATAGTCTTTACCGGATCGGATTTCATCTGCGGCTGACTCTACTAGGTCTACTCGGTCTGTGTTGCCCAGGGCAACAATAATATGATGCGCACGATGCAGTTCGTTGAACATGTTTGGCGGACGATTTGCAAAGAAGAAATCCACAGTATCTTCGGGCATGAAGTTTATCACATTCCAAAATCCATGGAAGGCCATACTACCCGAGTAAGGACCAAGTTCATAGCTGAATTTGGCCGCAACATCCTGTGGTGCAAATTTAATTCCATATTTTTGTTCCAGCAGGTTACGATGCACAATGGAAATATAGTTGTCTTCTTGTACACCGTGCGGACCTTCAGGAACCATGTGGATAAATGGATCACGTAATGCTTCCAGTAGCTTGGTACTGCGCAGGCTGAATCCGCCATTGCCCACATTCTGACCTGGTGGTTGCCAGGGCCAAACTGCACCAATGTAATCGTACTCTAAGAACTCATCGGTCCAGCGTGTCTGGTCAAACACCATTGCATCCCACTGTGCAAAAATCACATGGCTGGTGTTGATAAACGGCCACATGCCCTTGAGCAGGATTTCACAGTAGTCACGCAGGCTACCAATCTTGTTTACAGGAACATTTTTTGCACCTTGTAACAATGGAACATCACTGAATGTAACCACGTTGCTAAAAGGAATACGTTTTACTGTTTCCTCTAGAGCACGGCCTGCCAGTGCATGATAGTGTGTTTCAATTGTTACCAGCGTAACATCATGTATTGAGCTCATTGTATTTCCACCTTAGGAAAGTATTTAAGAAACTTGTCATTGTCGTTATTGCGTCGAGCCTGTATCTTTCCGCGGATCTCGCTAAAGAAGTTCCAGGCCAGTGGAATAAACAGGATCTTGTCTTTGCTGGTGTATTGATCCAGATGTTCAATGCTCACCACCGGAATACTCATGCCTGGACTGTATTTGTTCTGCTTTAGTGCATTGTCATCAACGATAAAGTCCAGTTTGATCTTGCTGAAGTTCAACAGTGTATTGCCCTTGGCGGCCGCACCATACCCGCCCAGGATGTATCCTTTACGGCGATACAGTTCCACAAAGGTTTTTAGTTCGTCTACGAGTCGTAGTGTATTGGCCGCCCAGGCCGCATAGGTTTCATCTGTGTACAGTCCTGATGCAGTTTCCATGGACAGAATATTGGTCAGTCTATGCTGTTGTTCTTTTTTGCCCAGTATAAAGATATAGCTGGTTCCGTGTATTGGTGTTTTAACAACATCACGCAGATACAGTCCTGCACGTTCTGCCAACGCACTCATGCTCTTGGCGTTGAAGAAACTGATGTGTTCATGATATATGGTATCAAACTCATCATTTAGAATCATGTCTGCTTGGCTGGTACTGATAAACATCAATCCATCATCCGCCAACACACTCTTGACTGTTTCTAAATACGTAAGTGGATCAGGAATATGTGCAAAGGCGTTCTGGCTGGTGATGATATCAAACCTGATGTCAAAACTTTCTGCCACCTCTTGGTTCCAGAATCCACATACCACATCATGTCCTTTTTCCACACTAGAACTCAACAGGTTGATAGCAGGATCAACACCATAGGTTTTGTATCCTAGCTTTTTAAATGCATCCAGTTGGCTACCATCATTGCATCCAATATCAAGAACATTACTGGTCCAGCGCGAAAACTGTTCACGCACAAAGTGAGCATACCAAGACATGTAGTCAATATAGGTTTTGCTGGTTCCGCTCACATACAGATAGTTCTTGTAGATCAATTCTGGATCCACTGCATGCGTTAGTTGCAAGTGGTGGCAATGTGTACACATGTTCACTGCCAATGGCCAGTATGGTTCTTCCTGATCAGCAGAATCCTTGAACGCATTGGCCAATGGTTGTTCGTTTAGATTCAACATAGGAATAATATCTAGACTTCCGCATGCTAAACATGAGTCTAATTTTGTAGTTCCTGTGATGTCACTCATTCTTGTTCCTTTAATATTTTATCTAATACTGTTGTGATTTCTAATGCATCAAAACTCTTGGCACAGACCCATTGTTCTGCATTCTCACAGTTTAGGTTGCGCACAGGTGCAGTTTGTCTAGCATAGCATCCTGTGCAGGGCACCTTGCTCATGATCGGATAACAGTTTTTACCAAACTCACCACCACGCCAGGGCAGGATCTGGTCTGGATTCAAATGGCTCAGTAGTGCAACAATGGGTGTGTCTGTTGCTGTGGCAATATGGTAAGGGCCGCTGTCTCCACCGATAAAGAATTTTGCACCAGCAATCAATTGCTTGATTTCACCAATGGTCAACTGATCATTTAGATTAATATAACGATCCCCTGCATCCATTGGCATTTTTAAATCATACTGTGAACCAACGCTGATCATCTTCACATCAGGGTGTTTTGCTTCTAGCCAGGCCATGATTATGGTCCAGGTGTCTGCACTTACATTTTTATTTTCCCATGCCCATTGACGCATGTGGAACACCACATATGGTCCATTGATATCTGTTTGAGCATCAGCAACATTTTCAACTTCTTCTACATCTGCAAACACTTCCGGAGTCTTGTCAATGTTCTCTGTGGTACCAAACGCACGATACAGATATGCATCAACATAATGGCTGGTAACGTTGTATTCGTATGCATCATTTAAATTGAGATAAAGATCCCAGGGATCCTCTCTCCTCATGTCAGAAGGATTAACCACAGCATCAATATGTGGGTTATTTTTCAGTACAATAGTTTCTTCTGTTACCACCTGAATAAAAGCATCTGAGCCATAGCGTTTACGAAGTTCGCGCAGGACCGGAGTGATCATGATAACATCACCCACAGCCTTGCGGCGGTCTACCAGAATACGATTGGGTTTATCAATCTTCAGCGTTGCTGGTTTCAGTGACATAGTTTTCCTTAGGATACAAATTCTTAAAGTGCCAACCGGGTGTTTCTTTACCTGGTGTGCTGTGCAATTCTGCCCACACAGGATTCTTGCTACCAATCCAGGCCTCGTGCTCATAACGGAAGTTGCCACCATCAAGATTGGCATCAATGTAACGGCTTGGCTTGCCCCATTCAATATTGCGTGGGTTTGTTAGAGGATCTAGTTTCTTGATATAGTCTGCACGACTCCACCAAAAGTTACCCGAATAGTGCGGCCATGGGCTTTCAATATAGTTGCAACCCACTGTATCAACTCCACGGTTGAGCTCGTCAACATTGTCTTCCCAACGATCAATGGTCCAGTATTCCATGTAATCACGCCAGTCCATTACATTAGGATCTGTACGCTTGGTCAGGCCCTTGAGATGGAAATAGCAGATATAGAAATCATTATCTGCCGCATCGCAGGTCTTCTTCATGAAATCCAGAGTTGGGTATTCATAACTGGCATAATCATTGCTGGTATGAACAAACTTAACATTTTCAAACTCGGCCATTACTTCTTTGGCACCAGCAAAATTTGCTTCATTGCCGTTGGTACAAAGAAATACTTCGTCAGCCGCATCCAGCAGGCCTGATTCGCTTGCTCTTGTGAGCTGTTCACTCATTAGTTCGAATGCTCCGGGCATATCGTTAAGGTGTACAAATACTTTGATTTTCATTTTAGTCCTTTATATACTTGATCAGCAGTTTGCACTTGACTGCGTTTTTTTATTAACTCTAGAATGTCTGGATCGTTTGCTTGATCTCGATATGGAGCAAATAGTGCTTTACCTCTGGGGTCTGTGTTCTGTTCAGGTGGTGTAACATAGTAAACTGCCAGGCTCTGTCTGACTATACCTTCGGGGCAATTTAGATCAGCAGGCAAGCCGTGCCATGAGTTCTGTGTGGTATCAAACAACACCGCACGATTAAAACGGTTTTCTACCAGCTTTACCAATTCCTTAGGTCCACCTGTTTCTGTATCATGTGACCACAACTCTAGTCCACCGCCCCATTCAGGATTCCAGTCTGGAGTGATATAAACAATCAAATTGTAGTGACGCTGTAATTGTAGCTTGGGATGTATGTTGTAGTCAACATGTACATTCAACTTTCCGTTGGTGGTATGGGCATGCCATCCTCCCCCGTGGAGTCCGACGTCTGCTTGTATGCCTGTATTGCCTGTGATTGCTTCAACCGCGTGTTCAAATGCTGTTCCGCACAGGTAGTGTAGAGCCGAGTAAGTGTTTCTTGGGAACTTGTCCCAGTGGTTACAGGCTTTTTTGTTTTCGATCGGATTGTTGTAGTGGGCATTCCATACTCCTTCTGCATCGTAGGCCGGAAACTCTGCTACCAGTTGCGCTACCGTTTCGTTTGTAAAGAAATTATCGATCACCACATGATCAAATGGTTCCGCAGACGTAAATGCATCTCGAAACCCTCTCCAGAATTGATCATTGACTATTTTCATATCAGTTTACGATTGGCGCTCCATTGGGTGCAATGTTTCCATATACACCTACTTCTTCTATTTCAAGCACACGATCCTTTGGAAATGCATAGAACAAGCAATGTTCAATGTCAGCATATCCGCCTGCCTGCATACGACTCTTCATGTAGTCACAGGCAGTGATATAATACTGGATCATATCACTGTGCATTTCGATTGGCCAACTTAGCAGGCGAGCCATGTACTGTTCACGTAGCAGAGTTACTTCGTATGGAAACTGACTAGGATAACGTTTGCCAATTATAATCTTGTCCTTGGCTTCGGGTGTGCTGTAGAAATCAATATCGAACTTTTCATTCAACAGATAACGACCGCTCATTTTAAACACACGGTCTATATCTTTGAGATCACCGGTGTCCACCAATACCTTGAGTGCCTTGGGAAACGTGCTTAGTTCTGTTAGGTTCTTAACAATGT